CTGATCGCAACGGCATGGGACATTGTGCGTACATCAATGGATGACGCAGAGGTAGAGGATGCAATGAAGACCATTGAGCGCCTCGACTTCAGACACAACGGATCGAACAGCGCCAAGATGCAAGCAGGTACGTTGGTGCAGAAAGCATGCGATGATATCCTGATCTATCGCAAAGACCCCATCGAGGTGTATGACATTTACCTCAAACAGTACATGGACTACACGCCACGCCAGTGGGACAACGGCAAGGATGCGAGAGACTGGGAGATCTGTCACGAGGTATTTGTTGACACGATCAAGACTGCTGTCGAAGCAATCAAAGAAGCTTGTCACCAAGAGGATATCATTCGAGGAGAGGTTGAGCTAAAAGGCTGTCTCCCGCAGAACCAGGTTCCGCACATCAACCGCCCAGACTATGTTGGTGTTGGCGATCTGAAGACCAAATGGCCTAGACGCAACGACAGATCGAAGTCTGGCAAGACCAAAGCGTCGCTGCCGAACAGCCTGTCCGGACAGTTTGAAATGAACAACGTCTACCAAGTAGCAGGTGGTTGGTTCATCAATAACCGCAAACCAGTGTGGCTACTGTACGTCACCGACTCAGACTATCAGCTATTCCATGAAGGTAACTGTGACGAGCTGAAGCCAGAGTTTCTGGAGCAGGTCGTCCGTGACCAAGCGATCCATCACAAGGTGACTGAGAAGATGCTGATACTGGCAGACAGCAAGCATGATCTGTTTGAACTGGTCAGCCCCGACTGGTCACACATCTCATGGAGTGATCCACCTGGAGTCATCGAAGAAGCAAAGAGGATATTCAAGCTATGAAAAACTTAGATGAGGTTGCGCTGATAATAGAATCAGAGGGCTATCTAGAAGATTGTTACAGAATCCAATGCGACAAAAAGGCAGTTGCAGAATTGATCCTACAGTACGCAGACGAAACTATCGTGGCTTCTCTGAAGGAGATTTACTTTATAAATCTTCAAGAAGAAAAAAATGATGAATTGCAAGCAGCGATTCATCGCGTACTCAAGTACTACATGACTCCTGAAGAGTACAGTGAATGGGAAAATAAAGTGGGAAAGCAATCATGAAAGCGAGAATGAGAATGTTGCACCTATTAGAACTAGTGAGGTTTTTAGAAGAGTGGCGTAACAATCGAATCATCAACAAGATCGTCGCACTTAGGCGCAAAGGATGGACGTACAAAGCCATTGGCGAGGAGGTAGGCATCCGAAAGGATCGCGCAATGGAGATTTGTTTCCGAGAGATGGGGTCGTTGGAAACCAAGAAGTACAACTACAAGCGAGGAGAAAGAGCGTGAGCTTTAAAGAATGTATGCAGCGCGTATCAGAACTGCACGATACGCATGGCATACCGCAACGAGGAGGCAAGGTGTACACCCAGGTTGTGCATCGTATGCAAGCCTTCCGAGAACACTATGGACTAGAGGTTGGTGTTGATACGCAGTTGATCCTCGATGATGGACAACGTGTTGTGATGAAAGCCGTCATTACAGATAACCAAGGTATGATTATGGGCAGCGGATTTGCTGAGGAGATACGCGGTCAGGGCAACGTCAACAAGACAAGCGCCATTGAGAACTGCGAGACTTCAGCAGTGGGCAGAGCGCTTGCATCTATCGGTCTATCAGGTGGCGAGTATGCCAGTATGAATGAGATGGATGGGGTAGGCAGAAAGACCCAGGCGCAAGCCTCCACACCTACCCCTCCGGTTGTGGATTCACAAACGGAAAGTCCGTCAGCAAGAGCGTGGTCATGGGCGCAACAGGCTTGCAAAGAAATCCATGAAATCAAGGATATGCACGAGTTTTCTCAGTGGCGTATGAAGAATGATCTTGCCCTCAAAGACATAAAGAGCCAAGGGTATATGGGTCTACTTGAGGATCTGCAGGATGCAATGAAAACAAAATGCGCAGAACTTGAGAATCATCCTCAACCTGCAACTACCACAGGCAAGGAGCCAGACCCTCTTCCGCCTGTACCCCCGCTAAACTCTAACGATGAGATACCGTTCTAAGGAGAACAACTATGGCAATGCCACAATTTGGAAACTCAACGATGCGCCTACGCGCAGGACAACAGCTCAACGAGCATAGTGAATACCAGATATCAGGATGGGTAGATGTAAAGACACCCTGGAATGACGCGCTTGGTAAGCCAGAGCCAGCCCCTCCGCATTTGCAAGAGAAGCTAGACCAAGCGCTTCAGTTACTCCAAGAGTGTAATGCACAGCTATCGTTCACGATCAAGCAGAAGACTGGTGGCGATCCACAGGGATGGCCGATTGCAGCGAAGATGAATGTGTATACCAACACGCCACAGGAGAAGCGCTTGCCAAAAGGCGTGAAGCCGTCCTACATTGCGCCCCCTGCTACACAACCTTGGGAGGTTTAAGATGCTGTGTGAGCTATCACAGATAGAGCTGAAGTCTGTTGCTGTGGGCAAGGAGCGACTAGCCCAAATGAATGCACTGCAACTGAAGGAGCATGAGGAGCGCCTGGACAAAGTGATCGAGCGCTGCAAGATGCGTGAACCGCACAAGTTCTGGGACACCTCAGAGATTCAGCAGCGGGCTACAAACTGGAGAGAGTCTCGCTATGAAAGAAGATTGATGCACGAGTTGCGTATGGCGCAACTAGATAATACAGTTACCAGAGGAGTGTTTAGATGATAGGGATTGGTTGCATTCGTAGAGCCGTCAGAGCAAACAAGAATGAATACGAAGGTAGCGAGTTAACGATAAGAAGAAGGCGTTACGCCAAAAGACGGGCAGAAGAACCCCGTCCGTTTAAGGCTAGGAAATAATTTAACCCCTAGTTATTTCTTAGTCTTATCCTTGGGCTGTTTGCCGGACGCCCTCATCCGGTTCTCAGCCCTTGCTTTTTCTGCAGCCTTCTTCATTGCAGAACTACCCTTCATTGCTTTGCCATACTTCATGCTTTGTTCCTTGCGCTGATTGCCTTTGCTTTCTTCCTTGCATCTGCTTTGCTTGATGCACCCCATGCCCTGAGTGACAAGAGAAGCCTTGTTGGTTTACCTTTGCTATCACGCTCTGGCCCAGGCATGTTCCCCATACGCGCCAAGAAACTAGCGCGTCTTGGATTGTCGCCAGACTTGACTGGCGCTTTCAGCGTACCGCCTTTGTATGACGCACGCCCCTTGGCATTCAATCCGCCCTTGGGATTCTTGCCTTCTTTGCGCTGCCATGCAGGTGACTTAGCCATTACGACCTCTTCTTGAGCTTCTTGAAGTCAGCACCAGTGATCTTGTCCCTGGGTTCAGCGACTTGAGCGATCTTCTGTTGACCAGGAGACAGCTTTTTCTTTGGGTTATTTCTACTCATCATGCTTGTCTTGCCGTACATCTAAACCTCCAATTCATCTTCAATCATAGCTTTAGCGAGACGATGCGCTCGCTGTCCTACCTGGTCTGCCCATCTGCTATCTAGCATCTGAGCAGCAGCCTCTTCCCAGTCTTCTTCCTGCATCGCATTGATGGCATTCTTGAAGTTCAGGAAGCGACTCATGCCAAGGTTGAATACCATGTCAACTACGATCCTCTGGCGTACCTCGCTCATGTCTCTCCACCAGGGCATCGCATTGTCCAGCTCCTTCGTCACTCGCAGGATATCGTTGTCTAAAAGGTATCTGGCTTCGTCTTCGGTGATGCCTAGCTCTTCGACGTTTCGCCCGACTCCGAGCGTTATGTACCCTGCGCTGCATGTGTAGCTCTTCAACTCCAATCCTTCGTGTAGTATCAGTTGATCTTTCAGCTTCTCTACATCCATATCCATATACCTCAAACCCTATACTTCCTCGTCTTTGCCATGATCGACTTTGGTTGGGCTACAAACTGCTTGCCCTTCCGCTTGCCTTCACGCTTCGCTTTTGTCGTTGCTGCATATTCAGCAGGTGTGAGCGCCTTGATTGCCTTCTCAGGCAGATAGCGTTCGCCAGTCTCGCTCGACTTCTTGCCAGACTTGGTGCGCCACTTCTGCTCGCCCCACTTCTTTAATGAAGACTGCGATGGCTTCATTTGTAGCCACCGCCCTTGGCTTTGTATGTCTTGGCTAGTAGCTGTGCCTTACGCGCAGACCATTGTCCTGCTGCAGTGCCGTGTGTGGCTCTGGCAAGGATAGATTTGTACAGGCGTTTACGCATACCTGGCTTGGTGTAGTTTCCTGCTGCATTGACTGCCATTACTTCTTCAACCCCCTCATTCCACGCAAGCCAAAGCTCGCTGCGATTGATGCATACATTGCCCACTGGAACCAATCGGGTGTAGTCGCAAGAACCTCAAAGCCCCTGGTTACATATGGCTGTGTATGCGGGATAAAGCACATTGTGATAATAGCAATAAAGCAGACGGTCCAGGCTTCATCCTTCCAAGAATCCTGCGATCCTTGAGCCATGATCTTTTCCCAAGATGCCTCATGGGTAGCGGCAACCTTCATCACCTCTGCTTCTGCCTCAGCTCTTGCAACTTTAGCCTTGGATGCAGCCGCCTTCTCTTCTGCTTTGCCTTTGATCCAGCCACCCGCAATGTCACCGATCATAGGAAGTAGTGCTTGGATCATCCTCTTCCATCCTCCATCAATACTGCGCCAATGTAGACAGCAAGCTCATTCTCACCAGAACTACTCTTGGCTTCAATCGAAAAGTCCGTCTTCTCTCTCACCACGAATGGTACATGCAGGTTGAATGCAATGTCTCGCTGAAAGGTTGACTGCCAGAAGTGATGCTCTGTGCCTGTGCTTGTCACAGTACAAGCCCTGCTAACTAAGTGTTTGTTTGGGTTGACTGTGCCTGATGTGAAGTTCACCTGGTGTATCACTAGGTTCTTGCCCGCAGGTACTGTGTAATGAACACTCTGATCTGTGCCAAGACCTGCTGCAATATAGGCGTAGGTGACAGATGCGTTAGTGATACTGATGTTTCCCGCAGGTGGAGCGCCAAGAGTGTACGCCTGGTTGATGCGGAAGAACTGATTAGTTGTGGTGACTGGCGTTGTGCCGTTCAGCGTGACTACATCAAAGATCGACTCGTAGTTTGCATCAAGCCCAGATATCAGCACCTGACCTGTATCGCTAGCCGATGAGGATACCACAGACATTGTGAGCGCTGATCCAGGCCGCGGATATGGCGCTGCAAATCCATTGCCAACATGCTCAAAGCTCGTCTCAATCGTTTCATTAAATCCAAAGAGATGCACAAAGACAGCAGTGCTTCTGCGATTATTCGCAATCTCAAGCATTGAGTCTGGGCTACTAAAGTCTCTATGGAAATAAGCCATTACTTACTACCTTTGCTCTTGATTGCAGATGCACCAAAGAATGCTGACACCAGGACAGCAATCGATGCAAAGTAAGTTGGAGCAATATCAGCAATCAGTTGCGCTGCTGTACCCATAGACAAGGCATCGGCACAGAAGATACCGAATGGATATAAGAGCAACCCTGCCAGAGCGAACCAGGCCATCTTACGGATTGAGTCACGCTGGGCATCTTCGTCTTCCATTCTGCGACGACGGTCCTCAAGCATCAGCTCGCGCTCTTCTGGATCAAGCTCACCGTTACCATTGAGATCGTATTTCTGAATGTCTTCTGTCATAGGTCACCTCCCTTTAAGAGATATAAGCCAAAGTACAAAGGCCACGGCCCCGCCCACCACACCGAGAATAGCAATGCCAACAGCAGCATACAAAAATCCATTCTGTATGGCTTTCTTCTTAGCCAATTTGCGAGCTTCTTCACGCTTACGCTCTTTCTCTCTCAGCTCCTTGCGGGTTTGCATGAACCTCTGATAGTCGTCCCAAAGCCCTGCGCGGCCACTGTAGATAAACATTTGTTTTATTTCGGCTTCTTGCTGATGTATTTTTTCTAGCGCAAAAAAAGCGTCCATGTCTCCATCAGCCGCTTTCTTCTGTATTTGTTCTTTGGAGTCGGCAAGTTTTGTAAGCTGTGGCCCCATCTCCCCAACAGATGTAACGTGACCAGCAAATTCTTTGATCGCGCCGATAGCCTCATTCGCTACTTTGATTGCGGCTATGGCTTCAAAGATCATCTAGGTCACCTTCATCAATACGGCTACAAGCATGGCGATAATACTACCTGCTGCACCAATCATTACTGCCTCGATGCGCTTGATCCGCAGTATTGTTTCTCTCCATCTTTCTCCGCAGACAGCCTCATGCGCTTCCAGCCTGGTTTCAATGCTGTCGATTCGCTTATGTGCTGATGCCACGGTTCGCTTGTCCACTAGATTTCATCCGGCCAGTCGTTGATCGGAGCATTGCC